AGCGTTAGCCTCCATCATAGAGTTACCTTTCAAGGAAGCTGCCGCTACGTTCTCGATTGAAGCTGCTACTGTATTCGTTGGATCAATTTGTGAAGGCATCATAGTCGACTTGACCTTCTGCAACCCATCTTGAATCCTAGTGTATAAAGCAACTTCTTCTGCATCCAACGCAGATTCTTTGATAAACTGCGTAATACCTAGACGCTTATCATCGACAGCGTTTTTAATAGCTCCACCACCTGACTTAACTAGCGGTGCAGTCGTTTCTACAATTTTATTGAGGACTTTACCGCCTCCGACAGCGACAACAGTTTCGTATGCCCCATCAGTCACTACATCTAACGCTTGATTGAACACCATAGACGTAATATCTTCAGTACTCCGATCTTCAGCGTTAGACAGATCTTCACCAAACAAACTGTTTTCAACAGACTTAATAGTATCGCGTAGCTGAGCCCCGAGTGTACCCATTGCAACCATGTTTAAACCAGTTGACACAGTTGCTGTTGCGGGATTCGAAGCGACTGCAAGAGTCCCTAGAGTTGGAAGCAAGTCTACAAAGGAAGACTTCCACCGCTGTAAATTTGTCCAGTAGTCTAAGTCACCGTATCCTAACTCTTGGGGCTGATCGTATGAGATTGTTTCTCCCTGAGTAGCTGCATTCAACGCTTCGGTGTCAATACTTGGCGAAGCAGGTTGCGGGGTCGGTACAGTCTCTGTAGGCTCTGGAGCTGCTGTAGGAGTAGTAGGCGCGGGAGGCTCTACTAAAGCCTGTTCAGTTGTAGGACGGGCTACAGTTTCTTGAGGTGTTTGCGTCGGAGGAGGAGACTTTCGAAGTACATCTGCAATCTCATCTTTAGACATGGAAGCAGGAAACTTTAAAATTTGATTACCTACTTTGACTTCTTGCATTTCTGCCATTGTTATCTCCAAGATTGCGTTTCGACGTCCCACTCAAGGGTTGTAGAAGTTTGCGTTGCTTGCTGACCTTGCTCTTGAACTTCTGCAAACCGTTTTTTCGCTTCTTGTTTAGCTTTCTTACTACGAAGCTTTGCAAGCAGTAAATACTTTCGAATGGTTGCAACGTGTTTCTTAAACTGAGCTTCACTAATATTAGTTGACAAAGCATTTGCTGCTTTCGTTGCTGTTTCACCTTCTTTGTCAGATAGGGCGCCCATCCCTTGTAGGTTTTTAATTTCTACCAAGAATGTTTGAGCTTTAGACTGCTCAAGTTCACTTTCAAAGTCAGAAGCATCTGTACCACCAACAGTAGGAAAATTACCTTGCCATCCTACGGCTTTTGAATATCCTGGGTGGGCTTCAAGACTCGCGAGTGTGTTTAATTGTTTATCCACTGATGCTTCAGACGTCATAGCATTAGCTTCAAGTTCTGCGGCGGTTTCGCCAATAATCTTACCTTCGGCTTTAGCGGCTTCTTGAGCTTTAATCACATCAGGTTCTTCGCCTGGCTTTAACTTAACATCCGCAACCTTCACAGTACTGCCATCTGGCTGAACTTCGTAAATTGCCTTACCATCATTAATTATCTTACTAGCTCTCTTCAGTGCTAAGTATCGACCTTGCTCCGCTTGTGGCAATTTAGAATAGTACTTCCACTCTGCAACAGCTTTGGGATCATCCGCCGATGAAATATAGTCCCTTGCGTTCTCTAAAGCAGTATTACCGGCTTCGAAGTGTCCTTCTTCCATTAAAGCCTTCCCGAGATTGTTGTAATACTCAAAAGGTTTAGTTGGATCGAACTTAACAGCCATAGTAATAGCACGAATTGATTCAGAGTCTTCTTTGGTCTTTGCGTTTGTCTCGCTTTCCCACAAGAACCGTACTTTTTCACGGCGATCTGCAGCAACAGCTCTAGCTTCTTGACTAGATTCAGTCTCAAGAGCTTTACCACGTTCAAACATAGCCATTGACGCCTTTGTCAGTCCTGACTTGCTTAACGCTTCTGATGCGGCATAGTAAGATTGCGGATCAGTCTGGTCAATATTTTTAAAGATCTCTTGAGCATTCTCAGCTTGTTTCTCTTCTTCTGTTTTTAACCCAGCTCTTTGTGCAATACCTTCCGCGAGTAAACCTCCTAAGACATTTCCGCCACCTGCGACTTGACCTAGTAATTGAGACATCGAGCCACCACCCATACTCAGGGCTTGCTGTTGTTTCATAAGGTCTTGTACACGACCGGCTCTAATATCAGCAGGATTCTTAAACAATCCAGAGTAATCCATTGCCATGTTACTTCCTTATGAGTTGTACTTCAGGAGACCTAAGCCTAATCCTGAAAGTGTGTTCGAAGTATTCAACCCTGCGGCTAGGTTGGCCTGTGCAGCTCCTAAACCGCCCTGCAAGAGTGCTGATGCTGCGTTAGCACCGGCTGTCGAAGCACGGCCACCAAACTCTGCACCCATTGTCAATGGAGACATACCAAGCTGTTCGACACCAAAACCTTGCTGGAACAGTCCTGTACCACGAGCGATAGCCGCATCCATCTCATTCTGCGCCTGCTGTCTAGCCTGCATAGCCAGTGCTTGATCTGCCATAGCGCGTGATTGACTGACACCAAGTACGTCTGGCTGATACATGCCTGTGCCTACACCAGCACCTGCTCCTTCGCCCGCTAGACGCATACCTAAACGACCTGTGCCAAACATACGGTTACGCATGGCGATGTCTTCAGCGGCTTGCCCTGGAGCCTGTACAGCCTTCATCTCATCATAGTACTGTTGAGTGGCGGCACGAGGGTCTACACCTTCAGGGAGAGCTTGAGCACCTAAGCCCAATAAAGCATCTCGATAAGCCTGTAGTGTAGGATCTAAAACGTATCCTGCTTTCTGTGCTTCTTCATCGAAGAAACCTGTACCAAACCCAGTGGTAACGGTATAGGGCTTGAATTCTGACATTGCAGCCGCAGCTTCAGCGGTACGCTGTTGAGCCTCTGCCGCATCCTGTGCAGCCGAACGAGCTTGGTAGTTACCTAGTAACCCAAGTCCAATCGATGCAACTGTAGGGGTTAACCAACTAGCCATTATGCTGTCCTCTTCCACATGTATACTGTTATGAATGGCATCAAGTTTGTAGCACCTGCTTCTGCAAGTGATGCGACACCTTTCTCGCCACCTGTTTCTAATACGGTGTCAAACTCAGTGTCTGTTGAGTCTAGTCCAACCATGACTTGACCGGCTCCAAAGGCTTCCCAAGTACCGAACCCAAGCAGTGAAGATGGGTTAGTACCACTAGCTGCATTGATATAGACTGAGCCAACTGGATAGCTTTGCCGTAAAGCTGTCTGTACGAACGCTGTAGTAGCGATCTGGGTGGTTGTAGTACCTGACCCTGCTGTAGGCGCTAAAGGCGTACCTGTGAGCGTAGGAGAGTTCGTATCAGCCTTCGTAGCAATTGCTTGCTCGATAGCCTCAAGCTCATCGTCAATCTCTGTACCTTTGACAATCTTTGCCGCGTTACCGGTAGGCAGAGAATCCTTTGATGCAAAGTCTGTAAGTTTAGTGTAGTTAGACATTAGAAAATCCTGCCTTGTTTAACAAAGATGTCCATCTTCTGAATTGATAATGCTGAACCGTCTACAGTGGCTTCGAAGCCTACCTGCAATACTTCACCAGAACCTCCGATAGAGGCACGTTGTGTTTCTGCAAGTGTTCCTGACTCATACTCTGCGATGTTGTACTCAGCCTCTCCATATTCAGAGATAGCCTTAGTAGACAGCTGAGCCGCAAACGACTGATATGAGTCTGTGTAGTCAAAGCCAGCCTTGAGTACAAAGTCTTGACTAGAACCACCAATGACTGTGACAGCTATCCGCTTCAGTATCTTAAACTGTGTTGCGTTACCGAAGTCAAAGTAGGTTGTATAGTACTTTAGACGGTATGCGTTACCGTTGTCTGTGTAGCCACGGTACTGGGCTAATCCGTCAATGTTTGTAAAGAACAGCTCACCGTTAGCAATCATGTTTGTGTGTGTCTGATTATCCCACACCGTTACACGGGCTGAACCGTCTTGTAAGGGTGTACGCATATCAAAACAGTAGATCCGACGAATGGCTGGAAAGTACAGTAGGTAGAAAGCCTCTTCAGCATGATACACTGCACGGATTGCTGAGTTCGTCGAAGCAGAGATCGCTCCTACAATATCATCTCGAACATTCTTAGAGATATCACGCATAGGCTGTGACTTCTCTTGAATAACCCGTCCTAGTGACTGAAGTCCTGTAGACGATAGAAACAAGATATCCGTACCCGTGTTTTGTACGCTGTCACGGGCTATACAGCCAATGCCCTTAATAACTTCGACCATCTGCATGTTTGCAGGACTAAACGAAGTGGAGCTAGACGGATCATCGAAGATAATGATGTTGTCAGAACAGAAGATAATCAAACGACCATTCTGAGCACCGATGGCTGTAATCTCATCGTTACCTGCAACTAGGATACTTGAGATGTCTAACGAGCCTGCGTCACCACTGTTCCACGATGCACCGTCTAAAAGGTTAGACCAGTACAGCGTAGTCTTGTTAGTGGCTGTGTTAGCTGCCCAGACTCGTCCGTATGCACCAGAGGCTACATTAGCCTGTGGAGGCACACCAGACGCACTAGGCGAGTTAGTCATGTCGTCTAGGTCACCCGCTGTAGGGTTAAAGTAAATCGGCTCGTAACCGGCTTGAAAGCCATACGCATGGTCATTCAAGGTTACAAACTGCCAGTTACCTTCTGTAATCGTTTGTGTGCCGTTGTAGGTAACAGGAGATAGAGTTCCACCTGTATAGAGATAAAAGTTGGTGTCTGACCAGACTCCGAAGTACTCAGTCCCATCGATGTCTACAAAGCGATATCCGCCCTTGAGATCAACAGAAGCCTGTTCTGCAACATACGACCAACCTTTCCGCGCACCTAATCGACCATACTTGTCAATGACGCAGTTGTCAGCCTGTAGTGCATATCCAGTTGCAAGAGTAATCGAAGACTCCTGCGTGTTGAGTCCGAAGAACCCAGGCGCTGCAATCGATGCACTTGATAGTTGCTTTGTCATACAGTTACAAAGTCCTGTTCATACGGATGCTTAGATTGATCTAAGGCTATAGCGTCATTCCAGTTGCGTACTGCATTTGACAGCGCTGATGATGCTGAGGCTCCGTTGTCTTCACCACGCTCTTCGACAGCTTTAGCGTAGGCTAACAGCACGACAGGCAGTGAAGGTACATAGATCGGATCAATATCATTCACCATATCTGCTGTTCTAAGCACACAGTTAAAGCGAATGGTGTAGGCTGCATCGGGAATAGGGAATACGTCAATCTGAGAATCATCATCAAGTGATAGCCCGTTGAACGTATAGTACATAGGCGAACCAGTTGTCGGAGTCTCTAAGGTAAACTTCTCGTCGAACCATGTAGACGGTTTGTATTCCAAGAAGTTGTTACTGGTGTCGTTAATAACATTGAGAATCGTCGCACGGTTACCAGCACCGTTCAATTCATAGTTAAAGACATCAGGGGTTGTTGTAGCCGAAAGGGTTACACGAAGACCTGACCAGTTCCAAGAGTTCTCCACCTCTGTCTTCGCTTCGTTGACGAATTCACCAATGAGTTTAGAGTATGTGGATTCAGTAACCGAAGATACTTCACGCTCTCGTAAGCGACGTAGGACTTTGTTGACTGCTTCTAAGTATGTCATGTGTTTTCTCTAATCAGAATATTATAGCACAAAAGTTATAAAAAGTCAATACTACCACTTGACTTTATTAGCCCAATATGCCGCAGAAAGTTTTCCCTTGCTGATATTCTTAGCATGACGGGCTTTAAAGCTACGTCTACGGGCTTTCTCAGCCGGAGTTCTAGGGTTCTTACCCGCCCCAGACACGCCTTGTTGACCAAAGCGGATTAGTTTGATTGTGTCGCCCTCTTTAGCCAACACAGCGTGTGACTTCTTAGGATGATTAGGCGTACGCTTAGGTTTGTTGTAACCGCTAAAGGTTTCACCACGATATGTAATAGACATTAATCGTACCCTTCCTCTGATCCAAACCCACCCCAGTCATTAGATGCATTGTCCTCTGATCCATAGCCATAGCCTCCAAAGTCTGATCCAGACCCTCCGTCAACAGGAGATGGCCCTTGGTAATCTGTTCCCGTACCGCCACTACCGTTATCATTACTCGGCTCAAGGTTAAAGTTATAAGTATTGACTAGTCCTGTGTTAGGGCTTACACCCGTCCGAACATCGGCAATTCCGTTACCAGTACGGTCAATACTTAAATTACCAGCAGCATCGACACCTACAACGGTTCCACCGTAAGCTTGTTGACCGATAACTGAGCTTGCTCCAGTGTTAGTAGTATTGCTTACTGTAGAGACAGTCGGCTGAGTCATCATACCCCATCCATAAGGCGAGGTAGCTCTAACGCCTGTAGCCGCTGTTGCAGGAGTATAGCCGGGAGCTAATACACTTCCGTAGCCTGGAGTGATATTAAAGGGCTGTTGACCTGTCATTAAGCCGTACGTTCGCGAAGGGCGACTAAAGTCTACAGCGCCTGGATAGGTTTGCGTTCTAGCTCCAACATTTCCTAAACCGGTAATGCCGGGTACGTTAGCTCCTTCGGATGCTGGTTTGTCCTCACCAAAGATATCGCTAAACAGTCCTGTAATACTAAACTTATCTACAATAGTAGGTTTGTAGCCTTCAGAGACTACGCCAAACTGTCCACTTGTAAGCCCTTGTTGAAGCATATTTGGGTTTTCTTTGATTGCTTCAATCTGTTCTGGTGTGTACCCTTTTGACGCTAGCTGATTCTCAAACTGGCTAATGGTATCGTAGTCGGCAAAACCGCCTAACAACATTCCAGCTGGGCCAGCTATAGAGCCTAAACCAACTGCTGATGCTGCCTCGCCTGTTAAAAGCCCAACAGCGCGTTCCATCATGTCTGTCTTGCGCTGTTCAGGTGTTCGTGTATCGCGGTTATTGTTATCACCGCCGTCATCGCCTGTATCTTGCTTAATAAGCACACCCAGAGGCTGTGTAGTGATCTCTTCAGCGACCACATCGTCAACTGTTGGACTAGCTTCACCTAGCATCATACCACCACGGGCTTGAGAAAGCCTGATTAGGTAATCGTAGAGACTTTCACCTCTTGCACGAGTAGGTAGCGAAGAGTATGGATTGTTTGCTTCCATGAATTCTGACTGGGTTGCCATTATGCTTTACCTGTTCTCTTCTTAGCCTTCTTTGCAATATCCATCGCAATAGCCGTTGCTTGTTTTTGACTTTTACCTTCTTTAACTAGCGTACTAATGTTTTTGCTAATAGAGGCTTTAGAGTATCCTTGAATAAGGGGCATAGCTTAACCGTTGTAAGTAGAGCCAGTTAGAGACTTCTGACCACAAGGAGAACACTCTTTCTTCTTCTCTTTCTTCTTAGGCTTGTCAGCCTTTGGAAGGTCTTTGTCACCTTCGAGTAAACGACCTTCGTCGAATGCTTCTACTGGATCTACATACTTGCTCATCTTAATAACCCTTCTTACCTAAACACTTCTTAGCGGCTTTACACTTAGCCTTGCTTTTACAACCTGCACAGGTCTTAAACTGCTTAGGTGCTGTTCTTTTCTTTGTAGCTGCCATTACTTCTTTCCTATCATTTCTACAATTCCCTTACCGGCCTTAACGCCAAATGAGGCGAGCACGATAACCATTAATATCTCATGATACCAAATCGGCAAAGTTGCCAATGCGTTGAACCCCGCCTGGATATGTTCTACCATGCTTGGTATAAAGACAAGTATCAGGGGTATGCTGAACACTATCGTTAACCACTCGTCTTTCCACGAGTTCTTCGAAGCCTCTGCCATGATGCGTTCCCAGTCCGCTGAAGACTGTGCCGCTGTTTTCAGTGCGGTGGCTTTGGCCTCTGCGGTGGCCTTGGTTGATTCCGC